TCAAGCACCTGTTCAGTCCTAACAAGCTGAAGATATGCAAACTGCCCATGAAGGACGCTAGCGATATGCTGACGGCTAACAGGGTGCAGGAGTTTACACAGGCTTGGTGGGACGCAAAGGTGTACCGGCCTGATGGTATTGTCGCAGGGACGGACACATGGGACGCACTGGTAAACAAGAGACAGGTCCAGAGTATCCCGTACCCGTGGGAAGGACTCAATGAAATCACGAGAGGACACAGACCGTACGAACTGGTCACTATCACCAGCGGTAGTGGCATGGGAAAATCACAGTTTATCAGAGAACTTGAGTACGACTTGCTCCAACGCACAGACGCCAACATCGGTGTACTTGCACTGGAAGAGGACGTTGCAACAACAGCTCTGGGAATCATGTCGGTGGCGTCATCTAGGCGGCTACACTTGGAGGAAGACACGCCTGTTGATCAGCTTAGGCCGCATTGGGAAGCAACAATGGGATCTGGAAGGTACTACCTTTTTGATCATTGGGGGTCAACGTCAGCGGATGAGTTACTATCACGAGTCAGGCACATGGCGAAGGCTTGCGACTGCCGATACATCATCCTTGACCACCTGTCAATCGTGGTTTCTTCTCAAGAGAACGGAGATGAACGGAAAGCCATTGACGAGATCATGACCAAGCTACGCACACTGGTGGCAGAGACGGGGATTACACTTTTCCTGGTGTCTCACCTGAAGCGTACCTCTGGCACAGCACACGAAGACGGAGGCAGGATCAGCCTACAGGATCTCAGGGGATCACAGTCCATAGCACAGTTGTCAGACATCGTGATCGGCATGGAGCGTAACCAGCAACACGAGGACGAGGACGTAAGGAACACTACGTGCGTCAGGATTCTCAAGAACCGTTACGCAGGAGAGACAGGCCCAGCGTGTTGGCTACGGTACGACAAGTTTACCGGACGCATACACGAGTGTGCTAACCCAACACCACCGGAGACAGAGTTTTGAACCTAGTCTTTTGTGACATTGAAACTGACGGTCTGGACGCCAGTGTCATCTGGTGTGCCGTGTGCCGCAACAACGGAGTATCGGAGGTAATATGCAATGAACAAGATTTCAAAACGTATGTATCGGATCGCCCAAACTCAAATTGGGTTTTCCACAATGGAATCGGCTATGACTTACCTGTTCTGGGTCGCCTTTGGAATGTTAGTTTTGACCGGAGCAGGATCGTTGATACACTCGTTCTTTCTAGGTTAGCCGACCCAAGCCGGTCTGGTGGTCACTCTCTGCGTAACTGGGGAAACACTCTTGGGTTTGCTAAGGGCGATCACAACGATTGGTCGCAGTTAACACCAGCGATGATTGACTACTGCATACGTGACGTAGAGTTGACTGAAGCGGTGTACAAGCGGCTACAGGTGGAGCTAGCTGATTTCTCTCAGGACAGCATTGATCTGGAGCATCAAGTACAGTGGGTCATACAGCAACAGGAGCGCAACGGTTGGCTACTGGATCAGCGACTGTGCCACATCCTGTGTGCAAAGTTTAAGGAGAGAATGAATGTTATTGAAGAGGATCTACAGGCGATTTTCCCGCCGATTGTTGAGGAGCGATATTCAGAGAAAACTGGTAAACGACTTAAGGATAAGGTCACTGTATTCAACGTGGGTTCACGACAACAAGTGGCCGACAGGCTTACGGCTAAGGGTGCGATATGGACGGAACTCACTGCGACGGGCAAACCGGTTGTTGATGAAAAGACGCTTAAAGAGAATAGTCATGTTCCCGAAGCGAAACAAGTACTGGAATACCTCTTGCTCCAGAAAAGGTACGCACAGGTAAACTCGTGGCTAGAGCACGTACAGGACGACGGGAGGGTACACGGCAGGGTCACTACTAACGGTGCTGTAACCGGACGTATGACACACCAGAACCCAAACATGGCACAGGTTCCGTCAGTTAACTCTGAGTTTGGAAAGGAGTGTCGTGACTGCTGGGTAGTGCCAGAGGGACGCAAGCTAGTGGGTGTTGACGCTAGTGGACTAGAACTACGGATGCTCGCTCACTACATGGGCGACGAGGAGTTTACAGATGTCTTGCTTAGAGACGACATTCACACCAGAAATCAAATTGCTTCTGGACTTGCAACACGACCTCAAGCTAAGACTTTCATCTATGCTTTCCTCTACGGGGCAGGAGACGCCAAGATTGGAAGCATCGTTGGAGGAACGGCAAAAGATGGCAATGCGCTTAGGACACGCTTTTTACGAAATACACCTTCTCTTGAAACTCTACGAGAACGAGTTGGATCTGCTTCTAGGAAAGGATACCTCGTCGGATTGGACGGACGAAAACTCTGGGTCAGATCAGAACATAGTGCATTGAACACGCTCTTGCAGTCTGCCGGTGCAATCATTATGAAGAAGGCTTTGGTATTGCTTGATGATTACGCAACACAGCACAAGATTGACTACAAGTTTATAGGGAACATACATGATGAAATACAATCGGAGGTGGTTACAGAACAAGCAGAGAAGTTCGGCTGGCTCGCAGTTGAGTGCATCAAGGCGGCTGGCATATCATTTTCACTCAGATGCCCCCTTGACGGAGAGTACAAAGTGGGAACAACTTGGGCTGAGACTCACTGAGGAGGGGGTTGTGAACGTAGCCAGAGACATTACAGAAAAACACTGTTCTAAGTGTAACACAGTAAAACCAGTGGAGGAGTTTTACAAACACAAATTGGTAGGCTACGAAACTTACTGCAAGCCCTGCCAAAACGAGAACAGCAGAATCAACAGCAAGAACGCTATGTACGTGAACGGAAAGAGGATACCAAAGTCTCACCCGTTGCACAAACCCGGTAGGTACAAGACGTTTGAGGATGCCGCCTTTAGCAGTCTGGCGAAGTACGAATTGAGCAAGGAGGGACAGGTGTACATTATCACTAATCCTAACTTCCCTGAGTGGGTCAAGGTGGGCATGGCTGTGGACTCAGAGGACAGGCTAAACGGTTATCAAACGTCTTCACCGTTCAGAGACTACGAGTTGTTCACTTGTTGGTCAGTGTCGGACAGACGGTCTGCGGAGTCAGAAGCCCACAGTCTGCTAGAGAAAACGTATGATCGTAAGGGTGAGTGGTTTAATTGCACACCAGATCAAGCTCAGTCGGCGTTATCTAACTTAATGGAGCAACACAAATGAACAAACTTTACTCACTGGTAGACGACATCTACAACGTAGTGTCTACCAAAGAAGTACCAGAGGACGTTGATCTGTACGATGAGATTGACCGCTTTGGTGAGAACTGCAAGCGACTCATGGCAAACTTGTTCACAGAGAAGCGTGACGGACGCAAGCTACGTATGTCTAACATCGGGCGTGATGACCGTTACCTCTGGAACGTAGTGAACAACTCTGACGTAGAAGAGGAGATGACGCCTAACACCTACGTCAAGTTTATGTACGGGCATCTGATAGAAGAGATGCTACTGTTTTTAACTAGACTATCAGGACACGAGGTTACAGATGAACAGAAGCAGTGTGAGGTTCAGGGCATTACAGGCTCTATGGATTGTAAAATTGACGGTGTTGTCACAGATATTAAATCTGTCTCGTCTTTTGGGTTTAAAAAATTCAAAGACGGAAGTTTGGCTTATGATGACCCGTTTGGATACGTTGCTCAAATTAAAGGGTATGCCCATTCGGAAGGTGAAACCAAGTTTGGTTGGCTAGCGATGGACAAACAGAACGGACACCTGACGTACCTCATGTACGACTCTGAGGACACACAGGCTCCCGTTCACGAAAAGATTGGCTACGACATAGAGGAGCACATCAAACGTGTAAAAAAGCTAGTAGAGCAACCGGAGCCGCCAGAAGTTTGCCACGAAACCGTACCAGATGGCAAAAGTGGAAACAAAAAGCTCGCAGTCGGTTGTTCTTACTGTCCCTACAAGTTTACCTGTTGGCCCGAAGTAAGAACCTTCATCTACTCAAGTGGTCCAAGATATTTAACAGAGGTGGTCAATGAGCCGAAGGTCACGGAAATCCAAGCTGGGTAATTTTAGGTCGGAGTTTGAGAGAGATGTCGCAACGCAGTTACAACCATTTGGCTTTAGCTACGAACCGTTCCAAATCCCGTACAGGATTGAACGAAAGTACACACCAGACTTTGTGTACGAACTCAACGGACGGACGTATCTCGTTGAGTGCAAAGGATACTTTAGAGCAGGAGATACGCAGAAGTATAGAGCGATCTCTCAGTGTCTCCCAGAGACGCAAGAACTCATATTTGTACTGATGAAGCCTAATCAGAAAGTGAGTAAAAGTACCAAACTTACTATGGCAGAATGGTGTGACAAGCACGAGATTTTATGGTATAATATAGATACACTTAAGGAGTTGGTTAGTTATGTCTCTGACACTAGAAGAAATTAAGGAACGGCTGTTGAGGTTATACGACCCTGACGATCTTCTGGAAGCTCTACAAATATCATCTGAAGAAATCTTGGACAGATTTGAGGACAAACTAATCAAAAAGATAGAGGCTTTTCATGAGGAACTAGAGGAAGAAGAGGGAGAGTATGCAGAATGAGTGGGCTACTTATTTGGATAAACACGGTAACGTTATGAATCACGGATCTTTAGACGAAGCTAAACCAGAAGAGTGGGACAGAGTGTCTAAGACATCTATAGGTAAACTGTATCACCCCAGCGACAAACACAACCCCGTGACACAACCCGATCACTACAACAAGGGAGCGATAGAGGCCATTGAAGCAATCAAGGCGTCCATGCACCCGCAAGAGTTTAAGGGCTATCTCAAGGGTAACTGCCTGAAGTACCTCTGGCGTTACGAATACAAGAACGGGATAGAGGATCTAAAGAAAGCACAGGTCTACCTTGGATGGCTCATCAAAGAGGTAGACAAATGAAAGTTATAGACGGCAAGTTTGGTAACAAAAGCGAAGACAAGAAGGAGATCACCACATCAGAGTTTCTGTCGGCGTTTGTAGTCAAAGCACTGCAACACGAGGAGGAGGGACGAAAGGTAAAGGTGGCTGTTGTGATGTACGAAGACGGCGAGATGTTTGAAGTAGCGTCCAACGAGCAGTACCCAGACGGCGTGTATATGCTTCTGCAAATGGCGTCACAGGCAATCATTAACGAAACATTAGGAGTAACAGAATAGATGGACGCATATCAACAGTACATACACAAGAGTCGCTACGCTAGGTACTTGCCAGAGGAGAAGCGTAGGGAGACTTGGGAAGAAACAGTCAGCCGGTACTTAAATTTCTGGGGCGATAAACTCCCAGAGACTTCACGTAAGGAAGCTTACGAGGCTATCCACAACCTAGACGTAATGCCATCCATGCGAGCGTTGATGACCGCAGGGGAAGCACTGGAGCGTGACAACGTAGCAGGGTTTAACTGTAGTTACCTACCGATAGATCATCCCAAGGCATTTGACGAACTGATGTACATTCTGCTGTGCGGCACAGGTGTGGGCTTCAGTGTAGAGCGACAGTACGTACAGAAACTACCAGAGGTAGCGGAGACATTTCATGCAACCGATACAGTTATTAATGTGGCGGATTCAAAGATCGGATGGGCGAAATCGTTTAGGGAGTTGGTATCACTGCTGTATTCAGGTCAAATTCCCCAATGGGATACAAGCAGAGTACGACCTTCAGGTGCCCCGCTCAAAGTTTTTGGAGGTAGAGCAAGTGGTCCAGAACCTCTGCTTGAACTGTTCAGATTCACAGTTGAACTCTTTCAAGGCGCGTCTGGCAGAAAGCTTAGTTCCGTTGAATGCCACGATCTTTGCTGTAAGATTGCTCAAATCGTCGTTGTCGGAGGAGTCAGACGATCAGCCCTCATCAGTCTCAGCAACCTCACAGACGACAGACTCCGACGTTGCAAGCACGGACAGTGGTGGGTAGATAATCCCCAGCGTGGGCTGGCGAACAACTCTGCTTGCTACACAGAGAAACCAGACTTTGAGGCATTTCTAAATGAGTGGACCAGCCTATATGAATCCAGATCAGGAGAGCGAGGAGTATTTAGTAGAGTCGCAAGTCAGAAACAGGCTTCAAGAAATGAACGAAGAGATGCTACCTTTGATTTCGGAACTAATCCGTGTAGCGAAATCATCCTCCGACCCTACCAATTCTGTAATCTTTCAGAAGTTGTTGTTAGGCCACAGGATACACTCAACAGCCTCAAACGAAAGGTTCGGATTGCGACTATCCTTGGGACTCTTCAGGCTACCCTCACAGACTTCAGATACCTCAGAAATATTTGGAGAGTAAACACGGAAGAGGAGGCGTTGCTAGGGGTATCTCTGACAGGTATCATGGATCACCCGCTGTTGTCAGGCAGAGGAGACAAGAATGAACTCAAGAAGTGGCTCCGAGCTATGCGTCAGGAAGCAATCAAGGTCAACAAGGAATGGGCTGATAAATTGGGAATACAAGCCTCTACAGCTATTACTGCTGTTAAGCCTTCAGGCACTGTTAGTCAGTTGGTTGATTCTGCTAGCGGGATTCATCCTCGTTATTCTGCTCAGTACATACGCAGAGTTAGGGCAGACGCTCGTGACCCACTTTGTGCCGTCCTAGAGGCCGCTGGTGTCCCTGTGGAGGACGATGTGATGTCCCCCAGTACTAGGGTATTCAGCTTCCCTATCGCCTCTCCAGAGGGCGCTGTGACAGCCTCAGACATGGGTGCTATGGAACAGTTAGAACTGTGGGAGATTTACCAAGATGAGTGGTGTGAACACAAGCCGTCCATGACTTGCTACTACCGTGACTCTGAGTTTCTTGAGGTGGGACAGTGGTTGTACAACAAGTTTGACAAGGTAAGTGGTATATCTTTCCTGCCTTACTCAGACCACACGTACCAACAGGCTCCGTATGAACCGGTGGACAAGAAGACGTTCAACCAGCTTGCTAAGGACTTTCCAAAGGAAATATCGTGGGATATAGAAGAGGCCAGCGATATGACTGAGGGTAGTCAACAGTTGGCCTGTACCGGGAACAACTGTGAACTATGAGAAAAACAGGATAGAGTAACCTCTGTCTTGCTTGGCTACGTCCTCTGGCTTGTCTTTCGGGTCATGGGGCGTAGTCATTCCCATCTGTTGCATCTTACGGATCTTTTCCTTTGACTTCTGACACATACTGTGGTAGTCGTGGGATGTGTAGCTTACTGTGTGCTTATCTTTGTTATTCATTATTCATGTCTCCCATTGTGCCAGCTACGGCGGTCCCGCCAACAACCCCAACAGCAGGGGCTAAATCGGTAGGTTTAACATTAGGTCTTTCTTGGTTTATCGCTCTTGCAGTCTGTGTCAGTAATCCAACTCTAGTTGCTCCTGCCGGTTCAGCACCACGGTCCGTTAAACTTTCTTGAAATTGTTTTTTCTGTGCTTTGTCAGGAGTGGGAACTGCCGTGGTAGGCTTATTAAATATATTGTAACCGTTAGGAACTGCAATAGAAACAACTGACTTGTCTCCCGGAGGCGTAAATCCCATTAAGTCGTTTTTGTCGTTAATAAAATGAACAAAATCTCCATTGGTTTTAAGAACAAATTGATCGTTTACGCCACCAAGTCCTTTAACGGCAGACCTGTGCGATCCTTGTATGTAAACTACTCCATCTTCAACTTTAATTTGTTTCTTAGCTACCTCTAGTCTTGCTTGTATTTGTTCATAGGCGGCTCTCTGGCTTTTAGTCAACTTTTGACCAGCCTCTTCCATTTTCTTATATTTATAATACTGCGCTACTTTGTTGTATGCCTGTTGCCTAGTATTTTTAGTGGTGAACTTAGAGCTTTCAGTCATTTTTTGTATGAATCTTTCAGAAGAGTTTAACGGCTGTCCCGACTCTTTGTTTACCATAGTCCTGTCCATGATTTTAGACATGGCGGCAAATTCAACTAACTCTTCTTGACTAAACTTAGTTTTCTTAGGAAACAGTTTACGAACAGTATCTCTAGCCTTAAAGATTAAACTGGCCTCAACTGACGGACCCCTTAGACTTTCTTTGGCTATATCCGAAAAAGCGGTAGGGTTTCTAACAACTAACAAAGATTCGTCTACCCCCTGCGCTGATTTAATTCGGTCAACTACTGTATTTATTATGTTATCGTCTAAGCTAATATTGCTTTTTTGTAGTTGAGAAGAGGTAGCAACAGCGTTTTTAATTGTAGGAATATCTAGCGTCCCTAAAGACACGGCCTGAAGACCTTCAAAGTCTCTCAGTATTCCTGTTGTCTCTTCGCCCCTTCCATATTTAATTAACTGTGTTTGATCTAGCTGTCCTTCTAAATAAGATAAATCTTCTTTAAACTCCCTTATGAATTTATTTTCAGATTCTGTTTTATCCTTTTTAGCAGTTAATTCGTTATACTGATTAATTCGTTTTTCAGTAATAGGTGCCGCTGATCTTCTAACAGACATCGGCATACCTGATCTACGAGAAGCAACCGCACGAGGATCTATAGCATCAGCAACAGCCCTAGGAGCGGTAACTCCAATAGAAGCTAATTGACCGCCAACTCCCGAACCATAAAAGTAAGGCTGTCTGTTAGGAGCTTCTAGTGATAGCGCTTGTGTCCCTGTTTTTGCTACTTTTGCCGCTGGAAGTGCTGAAGTTAGATCACCAGCATAACCAAGTCGCCTAGCCATATCTGGATTTTGCTGTAGATATTGAGTAGCCGCTTTAGCCGCACTAGTATCCATTAACTGATTTCCTATGTCTTTGATACCTCTTTTAACAATATCAGGAGTTACAGCAGAAGCGGCAGTCATAAACATTTCCGCAGGAATATCCGTAAACATCCCAACGGTATTGGCGGCTCCTTGTAGTAACTGATCAGGCAACCCAATTTCTCCACGGTTATATCTGCGAGACTGATTAACAAAATCATCTACGCGCCTCTGTGCATTTTGTTGCATACGAGATAACATTCCGTCAGCCACAACTTATTCCTCTTCTTCTTCTTCTTTTCGTGTTTCGTCTATTAAATCTATAAGCAACATTCTATCAGCTTTAAGGGCGTTCAGAATGTTCTTGTCATCTTGGTAGATAGTAATTGCTTTATCCATTGCAGAAAGGGTGGCGGCGTAAAACTTTAATCTGTTTTTCTTAGTTAAAGCTCTAGACGCCGTAAACAAAGCGGCACCTCCTCCAGCACCTAATAAAACGCTTTCCGTCAAAAACTGTCCTGCGACACCTCCAGTAGCTACAAGTCCTAGTGCAGTTCCGGGCAACATGGCCCTTTTCTTAAGTGTGTCCCACATACGGGCAAACATATTGCGCCCTTCTTTTGCCCTACCTTCTCTGAGACGGTCTTTTGCAATTAACAGGTGGTGCATACGGTCAAGAAGATGATGGGCCTCGTCTCCGTCCGTCATGTCTTTTAGAGTTTGATTTAAAACATCTCTAACGTGCTGTCCTGCGGCGGTCTTGGCAGATTCTACAGTTGGGTCGTATGCCTTTTTCTGACCGGCTGTTAAAAATCTATCAAACTCTCTGCGAATTTCAAGAAGACTTAAAGCATCTCCTTTGCTCTGACTTAACATTTCAAGAGCGACACTAGCAAACTCTTTTGCTTTTTTCTGTGCGTCGGGACTCAATAATTTATAAGCCGGTTTATTGCTAAAATCGTCAATAGCTGAAATCATGTCGGACAGGATGAGTTCAGTATCAAATGTAGGATTTCCCGATCTTTTTATATGTGCAATTAATTGTTTGTCAGCCTCAGTTACAGCGTTATTAACTACTTGGTGATTATACGTATAAGAACGATTAGGGTTAATATCCTCTACTGTTTCTAGTACCAAATTAACTGTTTGCTCTTTATCAGAGGGAACATAAACTTTTTTACGTGTTGGCCCAGCTTCAATTACTTCTCCAGCCCCCTCAAAGTTATCAGGACGCATCATACGCAAAATACCGGCCCGTGTTTCTTCAATATTGTTTAGGTTGTATTCTCTCTTGGCTTTTTTAGCCTGTGCCGCAAGGCTTGCTTGAGGCGTCGTAAGGATTCCTAAATCAATAGCAGACTCAAACTGTTCAGCGTCTGCTGGGTACTTTTCTTTCCATTGGGCATAAACTTCGTATCCCTTATTTAAAGCGGAAAGCGCAGTAGAAACAAAAGGTGCGTCTTTGATTTCATCCCAAACCGTTTCAGCACCAACTCGTATAGCGTCTGGAAGCAGTATTCCTAAAGCTCCTCCTACTAATTCACCGCCGGTTCTTGCCAACTGTGAAACACCTACAGTAGTTGTTTCTATTGGACTTAAAGAAGGCTCCATTCCTAAGCGACGTTCTGTTGCAGTAAACGGCTTGCCCTCTCTCATAACTTCAGCCCGTCGCTGGTACTCAGGGATTGCACCAGATATGATTTCACGAGGAGAAAACTCTTCGTACCTCTGACGAACTTGCTGAGAATACGGGGGAAGTTCTGCTAAACGCTCAGAAAAAGTCGGCTCTGGAGTAGGTACAAAGAAATCTTCTTCTGTAGCTAAACCAGCTAAAATAGCCTTTTCTTTAACTTCTTCTTTAGAGGTTCCTTCAGGAACATTTTGAAGAACCGTACCATTAGGTAATGTCACATTCATTAACATATTTACATATCACCCCAATCTACTGTTTTAGTTCCAGCTTGAGGGAGTTGAACTGAAGGAAAGAAGGCCAAAACCCCTTTTTGATTTTCTCCAAGCTCTCCTCTAATATCTTCTCTAACCTGATTATACTTGTTAATTTTGTTAACTGCGCCCTGCCTTAGATAAACAAGTATGTTTTTGAGTGCGGCAGAATCTGCGGCAATTTTACCACCAACAATCGCTTCTGTGTATGTTCTGTCGGTATCAGACAAGCCTGTTCCAGAACCAAGCGCTTTTATTTCTTTTGCAAGCCTTGTTGCCGCCATCGCAACATAAGTTTCTGTGTTTTCAACACCCTCAAACTCTCCTAAATTAATACCAAATGCTTTTGCGTACTTATTAATGTTTAGTTTAAGATCAGCTAAAGAACCCGTAAACATATCATCAATTAACGGAAAAGACTCATCTATTGAACGAATAGTGCTTACAGCGGCATCTGCGTTTTCTTTTAACTCCTCAAAGTTTTTAGCGCCTACTTTAGCCAACTCTTTTCCCATTTCAGATGCAATTTCTTCAATTTGCTGTACTTGAGGAGGTGCCCTTGTAATGCCTATTTCTCCGGGATTTTGCCACATTCCTGTTTCTTCGTTATAAACAAGTCCAGCATCGTTTACTCTATATGTCTTAATTTTACCATCTTTTGTCATCCAAGACTCAACTTTACCTTTTTCTCCAGTTATAATTGCATCAAACTCTTCATCGGATACTTTAGACAAATCTAGTTTATCAAATTCTTCTTTATTAATACCGGAAGCTTTAGCAATTCTTCTGCGAATCGGCTCGCTTTTAACAGGAATACCTTTTAGTTCTTGCGCCCTAATGTCTTTAGCAATATCTTTTAGTACAGTTAAATCAGTTGTTTCATTTATAGTTTCAGCCATACCGGTTAACTTTAGATTTTTTGCTCTTTCCGAAAGAGATGTCTGCAAGCGTTTTACTTCAGCGGTTTGTTTTTCGCCTTCCAACTTTTCATTGGCGCTTTCAAGCAAAGCAGATGCTTCTTTAACTTGTCCAGCCTGTATTAATTGATTTGCCGCAGTAAACAAATCTGCTGAAGTTGCTCCTGATTGAGTAACAGGAGCATAAATACTTGCCATTTGTTTTTTAAGATCCTCTTCTTCCTGTCTTTTGCGACGAGCCTCAAGACCTACGCCGACCCCACTCAGCATACCCTCTATTCCCCGCCCAAACTGACTAAAAGCCTGACCCATTTGTTGGCCTTGCACTGCCCCGCTCCGTGCCAGCATACCGCCTATGTCATAATTTCTAATAGCCATTTTATTTTGTCCTGTTAATAAGTGCAGTTATGATGTCTGAAGCACCGCTAGTAATACCACCAAGCAAACCACCAGCACCACCAAACATACCAGAGTACAAGCTAGCGAGTCCTGCTTGTTGTCCCACCTGTCCTTGAAGATTTGCCAGAGCCGCTTCAAGACCATATTCTCCGTACTGTCTACGTGCAACATCAGCCATAGATGCAACATTGAGTGCAGGGGAGAACGCAGACAACATAGCCGCCTGTGGAATGTAAGCCCCCTGAAGTGCTTCTAAGCCCATCTGTTGCTGTGCTTGCTCTAGCCCAAGACCGCCTGTCATCAATCCCATGCCGCCTTGTAGAGCCTGTAGCGCCCTAGCTTGTTGTAAAGCGTCCAGAGCTTGTCTCTGTGTTGCCAAATCTGACCCTAAACCAGCAAACTGTGTACCCAGAACCGCCTGTTGCTGTTGCTCTGCTTGTGCTTGAGATATAGCGGCAAGAGCGGCCCTGTTCTGAGCTTCTTCTTGTGCTTGAGCCAACGCAAGTTGCTCTGGTGTTCCACCAAACATAGCCGTGCGTACACCACCTCTGCCTTGAGCAAACAGACGCTCCTCTAGTGCAAGCCTCTGTCTCTCTTCTTCACCAAGCTGTGTAGCCCTGATACGGTCGTACACTTCTTGTTCTCTAGCACCCATAGGCATACCGGCTTGGCCCATGAACTGACCACCTAGGCCAAACGCCTGTTGTGCCGCCGCTTCTTGACCAGCGAGGCCAAACGGAGACACGCCTAACTGCTGTTGACCTATGCCCAACAACTGTCCTCCAGCGGCTCCTAGCTGACCAGCACCAGCAGGAGCGGTGCCAAATCTAGACAATACCTCAGATTCAAGAGCGCTTTGAATAGAACTCCCTGTGCCGCCTAAAGAATAACTAGTTCTTGTAGGACCGCCTGTAATAGTTCCTGTAGGCCCTGTGACCGTAAACGGTTGGAACGTAATGTCAGGAGCGGCTATCTGAGGAAGAGGGGTAGTGTAAACACTTTTGACTTCAGCAGGAATATTTTCGTAAAGATCCGCTGAAACATCCCCTAATAGATCACCTAAAATACCCATTAGTAAATCCCTCTACTTTTATTGTAATTAATTATCATAGCGTTTTACCTATCAGTGCTAATACATTCATTTCCTGTATAGACAGTGCGTAGCCGTTAATGTCTGTTTCAAGACCTACGCTGATTACTGATCCGTAGCCTGTCGTGTTAATAGAAGAACGACTAATGATTATTCCTTCTTCTGAAAACTCTGCTACGTTGTACTCAGACTGTCCGTAGAATCCGGGTGTAGCACTGCTGGTTCTAAACGTGCTAGTGCTGGTTGCTGTTGAAAAGTCGTAAGACCACTTGAGAAATATGTCTGCGTTGTTGCCACCAATGATCGTGGGTCTAATTTTTTTCAACATCTTAATTTTAGACGGATCACCAAAGCTCAATCCTGGGCTGTAGTAACGGAAGCGATAGACACTACCGTTGTCAAAGTAGTTGTCGTAAGTTCCTACACCCGCTGTTGTGCCTATGTATATGTCACCGTTTCTGTCCCTGTGGAAACACTTGAAGTCCACACTAGGCCACCGTGTTACCCTGTACGCACCGTTCTCCAGTGTACCTCGTACATCAAAACAGTACACGAGGTTGAGATCAGGAAAGCACAGAAGATAAAAATAGTTCTCAGGACTGTAGACTGTACTAACAGGCTCTGCTTTAGCAAGTGTGTTAGCAATTAGTTCCTGTTTGATGTTTCTGCTCAAGTCGGTAATAGGCAAAGACTTTTCTTGTATAGATCGTCCTAAGCTCCTAAGACCTGTCTGCGTCAAGAACAACAAGTCTGTTCCTATGTTCTGTACACTCTTTCTGTCTACACAGCCAACACCCGGAATAGTATCCTGTATAGCCATTGTTGCAGGACTCTCTGCACCGCTGTAGATTAACGTGTTGTTTTCACCAAAGACCACGAGTAAGCCGTTGTGTGCCGCTATAGCTACAACCTTGTCAAACCCGTTAGGCCACGCCTTAGACACATCAATAGATCCGCTAGATCCACCAGAAAAATCGTGTCCTATTAACAAGTCAGACCAGTAGATCGTGTTGTCATTAGTAGCGTTACCTACACACCACACTCGTCCGTAAGCACCTATAGCTTCGTTGGCGTACTGTGCAGAAGTTACAGACGCACCAGCAACACTAGACATTTTAGTAACTGCACCTAGACTGTTGCTGTACACAAGAGGCTCGTAGCCACGTTGGAAGAAGTAAGCGTAATCGTTAAAGTTAAATATCTTCCAATCGTTAGTTGTAATCGTGTACGCCGCTGGTGTTGCGTCAACCAGTGTAGTCGTACCTGTCATTATCTTGTTGTTGCCAGTACTAAAGATTACCTCGTTGTTAGCACTGTCGTAAAACTCGTGTATGTTAGAGAGGTAGTCAGTACCCAACACAGTCTTGTCTGTAGTTAAAACAGCGTTACCCTTACGTGAAGCCAGTCGTCCTCGTCTGTCAATGATAGCGTTATCTGCAATCTCCGCAAAAGACGTATCCTGTGCAAGCGGAGAATCCTCTGTGTTAATCCCCTTGAAAGCAGGAGCAACTAGGTTAATACTCTGTAGTGGCTGGGCCATCTAGTTTCTCCCTACGGTGTGTACCAAATAGTTTCTTCAGGGTGCTTCTGGGCGTCCAGAGCAATAGCGTCAGACAGGTACTTGTCAGCAATAGCAAAGTACTCTGGTGTTGACGTACCACCTGTCTCCCCACGTTCACGAGCCAACAAAGCTACCGCCATGTGAATCACGGGCTGACTAGGAATAGCTAGCGTGTCAGCGTCAGCACTCAAGGCTACGTTCCTGATGACGCTCTTGACCTTCAGGGAGTAAACACCGTCAGGCTTAGGGTACACATCAATCTGTGCGTCACCAGAGCCGTCTATGCCACTAAACGTGTAGTACTCTGGCTTACCAGAGGTAGGCGTTTGTACCAAGAACTTGTCGTCAAACCAAGTCTGTGGTCTGTACTCCATCACGAGGTTAGAGGTATCGTTGATGATGTTCAGGATTTTGCCTTGGTCTTGGTAACCCGTGAGAGAGTACGTGTAGTCATCAGCCGCCGTAGTAATCGTCAGAGTAGACCTAAGATTAGACCAATCCCAAGCGTTTTCCACGAGTTGTTTTGCGTCGTTAATAAAGTCACCAACCATAGCACTGTACGTGTTGGCACTAACAGTCGTTACTGTGTCTTCTCTGAGACGCCTCAGTACGTTGTTTACTAGGTCTAAATATGTCATGCTTTAAATCCTGTCATCATGCCGGTGTTTTGTTTAGTTTTAGGTAAAGCTTCCGCTAAAAAATCCCTTATTGGAAACTGCGTTCTTGTCAAAAGCTGGGCATCTTGATTAATTGTAGTTCCTGTAAGCATCCCTCTATTATCAGTCATAGGCTGTTGTGGAACAGTAAACCCAAAATCTATATCAACATCTGGAGTATCAACATCAGGAGTGTCTACATCAACTTCAACGCACTCCCCTGTTTCTGGATCTCTTTGTTGACCTGTTGGGCAACTATCGTCAGGATCTACACACAACCCAAAAGCGTTTTCTTCTTTACCAGCAGGACATTCACATTCACCCGTTTGTTCGTTTCTAACTTTTGTCGGAGGACACGGCAATGTAATCTCTGGCATTTGGCAATACCAATCTGAAGGATCACCTATTCTTATTTCTTTGCCACCTTGTGCTTTTTGTTCGTCAGAGCAAACTACAATATCAGGAATCTCTGGCATTTGGCAGTACCAAGAATCAGGATCTCCTATCCTTATTTCTTTACCACCCTTAGCTAACTCTTCGTCAGAACATACTTGAATGTCAGGAAGCTCAGGCATCTTACAGTACCAACTGTCTGGATTACCTATCTTGATCTCTATGCCACCTTGAGATAGTTGCTCTTCAGTACAAACTTCAATATCAATCTCAGGCATCTTACAGTACCAAGAGTCTGGGTTGCCTATCTTGATCTCTACGCCGCCTTGAGATAGTTGTTCTTCAGTACAAACTTCAATATCAATCTCAGGTACATTACAGTACCACGAGTCACGATCACCTATTCTTACGGTGTAGCCACCTTGGTTTAACTCTTCTTCGCTACATAGTTCAATTTCAGGATCAACGTCAGGCATTTTACAGTACCAAGAGTCTGGGTTGCCTATCTTGATCTCTACGCCACCTTGGGCTTTTTCTTCGTCAGAACACACCTGAATGTCAATATCAGGAACATTACAGTACCAAGAATCAGGACTGCCTATTCTTACAGTGTAACCACCGTTGTTTAACTCTTCTTCGCTACATAGTTCAACATCAGGTGGTGGAGGAATATCTGGCATTTGGCAGTACCAAGAATCAGGGTCACCTATTTTAATTTCAATGCCGCCGTTAGCCTTTTGCTCATCAGAGCAAACTTGTATATCTACCTCTGGTAAATCTACATCAGGCAAATCTACATCAACACCTATACTTCCATTTAACCCTAAACTACAGTACCAAGGTTTTTCGCCCTGTGCGTCTTCTTTACACACTTTAGGCAAGTCAATTCCCGGAAGAGTTCCTCCTGAACACAGTGGAAAGTTAGGAAAGTCATCGCAGAAATTTGGAAAATCTGCGTCAATGTCAATGTCTAATTTTCCTAATGAGGGCCACAAAAAGTCTAAAGAACCTCCTTCATCAAAGAAATCGTACAGAGTAACAAAAACGTCTTTGGGTGACATTCCACCATCAACTAACCCCTGTATACCGTTGTCTACTAAACTTTGAATAGCTTCGGTACTAATATTTGTAGAGCCTTCTCTAAAGAAATTATCTACATCAAGTCCCGCATCACCTAAAGTATTTTGTATGTATTGATTTACTTTTGCAGAACCCCAACCTCCTACAGCATTAAGGACAATTCCTTCAAAGTCTTGTCCTTTAACAGCTCCTGTTAATATACCTTCAACAATTCCAGCGGCATCGGTAAAAGGGATGCCTAAAGCATTGCTTAAGTACTGTATTTTTTCAATGGCAAACTGTCCGGGTGCCCCAACTACCTGTCCGTTAACAACCCAGCCGCCATATGTTCCGGGGTCAGCGGCAACAATATCATCAAAAAATCCACCAATTCCACCAAGAACAGCGGATTGAGCTACGGAACCCGGATCAACAGAACCTGTAGTAACGTATTGACCCAGCATTGAGCTAACAGCGCCTCTTGCCGCACCAGAACCAGCGCCAGCAACGCCAAAAATATCTGCTCCTGCTGGGCCTAAGCCAGCACCAATTACAATTCCGGGCAGAGTTTCGCCTAATATTGTACCAAAGTGATAACCGTATGCTTCTTGTGTCATTACAAAAGAAGTGCCGTTCCACTCGTATTTAGCCCCGTTATCTAAGTACTTAACAACAGACTCGCCCGTGTACTTTTCGTACAAATCAGTAAATACGTCTTCTTGTTCTCCGTAACCTATTTGCGCCTGTCGCACACCTTCGTCAATAATAGATCCTTCAAGCGCTCTATCGTCCATACCCGCATCACGACCAAGACCTTCTGGATCTACAAGAGCAACACCTCTGTCCCACCAATCTGCTTTGTATTCACCAGCATCAATGAGGTCTTGTCTCTCGTTCATGTATGCTAAATAATTATCCCAAGATCCAAACGCTTCTCTAGTTCTTGCATTATCTTGAGCGTAATAAGCGGCTTCTAGTTCATCTAGTGTTAATTGCCTAGAAAAGTTGTTCCAGTATAAGTTTTGAGAGCCTCCGGTTTCCCGATTATTGGTATAATCGTAAAGACGCTCTCCAGTATCAAGACCGTCGCCAGCATCAGCCGTAGTATCATCTGCTGTTGTGTCTTCAAATATATCAAGTTCAGTTTCAGCCACACGATCTTGAGCTTCTTGAGAATTAGCAATGTTCCACTCAATTTCTTGCGGAGTAAGCGGCGGCAAGTTAGCGTACTCACCTTCACGCATCCAGTAATCAATACCAGCTTGCTCTGGCGCTCTACCTAAGTATTTTTCGTAGAGCTTATCAACGGCAAAGCGGAGTCTTGCTCTTTCTGCTTCTGTAGCCATGAGTTACTTACCCTTCATCTGCATCAGCTTGTCAGCACCACGTATGCCAAAGCTGGCCGTGACTGCTACGTAAAGCAAGTACTGGTAGTAATCAGGTAGCTTGTCTAGCTCAACAAAAGCCATACCCACCCTCTGCATAATACTCAAGTCATCCATAGCAACTCCGTAACACACAGCCAACAGAGGCAACGACAGCACCACAGTAAACCACTCGTCTTTCCACGAGGTTGCACTAGCCGCCGCCATCTCTTGTTCCCACGTAGCTGTGTTCTTGATGACTTCCATCTTAGCTACGTGCTTGGCTTGTGACTGCTCGTGCCTGTTGTTAATCCAAGTCTTAGCGAGTCCAGCGATAGGTCCGATTAGTGCAGTCCACATAACTTAGTCTTTGTCCTTGTTCCTAAACCCCTGTACTGTATCTGTTTCCCATATTCGTATGGCTACCC